CGTCAGTAATGAAGAGGATGGAGGAGCAAGGGTTTGGGCCGCTGGATAAGAATTTGATTTGGTGGAGAGGGGTTGCACCGCATGGGCCGTACTCGTGGGACTCGGCGGCGGTTGGATATAAAAATCCGGCTACGAAAGATTATGAGCCGGGGCTGTTCTTTCATCCGGATGTGAATGCGTATGGGAAGTCAGGGATGGTTAATGCTAATATGTATGGGACTAATTTGAACCCACATGTGTTGAGGGCTGAAAATCCGCTGGTTACTGACTGGAAGACTGTGTCGAAAGGGACTATGTATAATAAGGATAAGATGTCGAAAGTGATTAAAGATGCCTGGAATAAGGGATATGATGCACTGTTGTTGAAGAATATTCATGATTTGGGGGGAAATCATGATCAGTTGATTGTGAGGCATCCGAGTCAGCTGAGACATCCACATGCAGCGTTTGATCCGAAATATAAGGATACGGCTAATCTGTTGGCGGCTCGGGGAACGGGAGTGCCCCCAATGGTGGTGCAGGATCAGGATCTGGAAGGAGGAGACAACAATGGGCAGTAGAGATGAAGCCGCTAAGGCAGTTTATGGTGCCTTGGCGCGTAAGCGTAATCGACGACTCAAGCATGTGCATCCGATGGTGGCGGATGCTGCGCTAGGGATTATAATGGAGAGCTATGATGCGCTGATGCATCATAATGAACACTGGGCGGCCTTTAAGAGGCAGTTTCCGGATGCGACGAGTAAGGAGCTGGAGCAGATTTATCTGGAGCATAATTGGGGGAAGGGTGTGGAGGCTGCGAGACAAGTGCTGGCTAGGATGCTGGACCCGGCTGCTGCGCCAGGAGTGGATGAGGAGTCGAGAGAGAAGATCCATGAGGCTCTGATTCTGGATAGATCTCTGCAGATGGGAAGACGGACGGACGCTTGGGAAGCAGCAGGAATTCGCCGAAACTGAAACTTTCGGCTCGATAGAGCCGAAAGGCTCAAGGAGAAATTAAGTGGACCCTGATGAGAATGATAAGGTTGTAGTTGGTTCGGAGGGTACTGGCGACTCCCCCCAGCCCTCCGGAGCGGCGGTCGAGACTCAGACGCATGAGGCTCCCGTCGAAGAGGGGAAGGATAAGGGGGCACCTCCTTCTCCCACTCCTTCCCCTCACACCTCGGGTCAGTGGCCCAAGAGTGCCGTAGATCGGGTTGCCAAGCTGACGGCCCGGCTGAGAGACTATGAAGCGAGAGCTGCGGGCGGACAGCAGCCAATAGATCCTGCCACTGGGCAGGCGTTCACGCCTGCCCAGATTGACCAGATGATTAATGAGAGAGCTACTCTGGTGGCGAACCAGACGGCTTTCAATACAAGGTGTAATGAGGCTGCGAATAGGGGGGCGAGCAAGTATCCGGATTGGCAGGTTAAGCTGAATGGGCTGACCCAGCTGGTGGACCAGACGGACGCTCGAAGTCTTCAGCAGTATAATCTGTTTTTGGAGGCTGCGTTGGAGACGGGGGATGCCGAGGCAATTATTCATAAGCTGGGGAGTGATTTGAATGTTGCATCAAGAATACTGGCGTTGAGCCCGATGAAGATGGCAATGGAAGTGGGGAAGTTGGCCTCCGAAGGAGGCCAATCTTCCCCAAGTAAGGCTCCTAAGCCGATTAGGCCAATTGGGAGCACAAGCCCGGTGACGACGACGAAGCCGGATGATCCAGAGAGGGGGGCTGAGATGAAGATTGACGACTGGATGAATGCGCGGAACAAACAGGCGGCTGAGAGGAGGATTAGGTGATGGAGCAGGAACGGGAGTTGACTTTTGGTCAGAAGGCTGTTGGTCTGACCTTTAACCCGAGCGGTGATCCGCTTGTGAGTGAACTGAAAGCGCTCTATGCACGGATTATCGATATCTGCGATGAATATCGGAATAGTCCTGATGCGAGTGGCGAGAAGAAGCGGCTCTGGTCGGTTGCAATTACCGAGGCGCAGGGAGCGCAAATGTGGGCCGTGAAGGCGGCGACTTGGAAAGACTGAAGTTTCTGGACCGGAAGGTCCTGTCGGAGAGACCATGGCTCCTGCCTCCTGGTCAGTCCCTGGGAACTGTGATCCCTGTGACAGGGTTTAGCAAAGCGAAACCCTGTAGAGCTATCTGGTAGTCGCTCTACTGCCGTTACTGGCTGCTCCTTCGAGCCTCCGGCCGAAGGACGGAGGCTATGATGGCTAATACCCTACTCACTATTAATCTGATCACAAGAGAGGCGGTCAGACTCTGGAAGAATAGCAATGCGTTTCTGCAGAACGTGGATATGCAGTATGATGACTCCTTTGCGGTGGCGGGGGCCAAGATCGGCAATACGCTGAGGATCAGGCTCCCGAACGACTATATTGTGACGACGGGGCCTGCGCTGAGTGTGCAGGATACTGCGGAGCAGAATACGACGCTTACTATGGCGACGCAGAAGCACGTGGATGTGCAGTTCACGACACAGGAGCGGACTCTCAGCTTGGATGACTTCTCCCGGAGGATTTTGGCTCCGGCGGTGAATAACCTGGCTGGGTCAGTTGCGGCGGATCTTATGTCGGGGGCTGAGGGCGGGATCTGCAATTTTGTGGCCAATCAGGACGCGAGCAACAACGTTCTGAGCCCCATTGCAGCCACCTATCTGCTTGCGGGTGCCAACCTGGATAACAACTCGGGGCCGATTGAGAACCGGAAGGTGGTTAATAATCCGGTCACTGAGGCCAGAATGGTTGCCACGCTGGCTGGACTGCTCAATCCGGCGCCGGAGATCGGACGGCAGTATGTGACTGGGCGGATGTATGATGCGCTCGGTTTCATCTGGATGAAGGACCAGACCGTCATCACCCATACGTCTGGGACCATGGCGCAAGGTTCGCTCACGGTCAATGGAGCCAATCAGACTGGACTGGCGATTACGGTTACGGCGGCTGCGAGCACGCTGGCGGTGGGCGACATTGTCACTATTGCTGGTGTGTTTAAGGTGAATAGGATCACCAAGCAGACGACTGGGCAGCTGGAGCAGTTTGTCGTGACGGCTCCGCTCGCAGTTGGCGGGACTACGCTGAATGTGTATCCGGCTGTTGTGCCTCCAAGTGGTGGGCTGCCGGTGCAGTATCAGACGGTGACGGCAAGCCCGGCGAATGGAGCGGCTGTCAATCCGACCAATGGACTGGCACCGTCCTCTGTCTATCGGAAGAATTTTGTGTTCGCTCCGGAGGCAGTGACGCTGGCGACTGCGGATCTGGAGACTCCAGAGGGCGTGCATGCGGTTGCGCGTGAGCAGTTTGATGGCGTGTCCATGAGGATGATTACGGATTACTTCATCGGCACTGATCAGCTGATTACCCGGCTTGACGTGCTGTATGGGTATCTGTGGATCAGGCCGGAATGGGCCGTCGTGGTTGCAGACGTGATATGAAGATACAGGCACCTCGTCCTGGTTCGGAAAGTCAGGACGAGTGGCTGCGTCTTCTGGAAGAGATGGGAGGCCAATTCTGGCCTCCCAAGGAAGAGGAGGAGGACATGCCGGAAGTTGGCGCAAAGTATCCGATGATGCTCTATGATGGGAATAGGGAGTGTATTGTGTTTGATGCGGAGGAAAGGGCTGAAGCGACGAGGAATGGCTTCAGGCCGCATCCTAGCATGGAGCGGGATCAGCCGCCTGGAATTGTGGACCCGCCTAAGCCGCCTGGGATTTTAGATCCGCCCAAGCCGCCTCAGAGGCCGGATCAGGGGGGTCCAGAAGGACCGAGTCAAGAGCTGCCGTCGAGGGGTATGCCGCCACCCATCAAGAGACAGGAGTCTGCTCCGGAGCCGAAGCCGGAGACAAAGACTACGACGACGGCGACGGTGAGTGTGCAGAAGTCTGTGGAGGTGAAGAAGCCTGCTACTCCTGCTCCGCCGCCGAAGGCTCCGCCGACGAGGAGGTAGAGATGCCCAAGATTTTGGAGGACGCTGTTAAGGCGATCAAGAAGAGCAGTCCGGGAGTTAATCCATGGGCTGTGGCGACCAGCACGCTGCAGAAAGCTGGAGAGCTGAAGAAGGGAACGAATAAGGCTACGGCGAAGGGCGTGAAGAGAGGGGAGATGACCAGGGCTGAAAGACACAAGGAGAAGAAGTAATGGCAAGGAACCGGATGAATAAAGTCTACTCCATCTATCATTCGATGGAGGATAGAGGACTGTTTGAGACGAACAAGGCTAATGTCCAGGCAATCAATAATGATGGGCTCTCCATTTATGAGGGGCCGGTGCAGTATCCGAAGATGCTGTATCATCCCAAGGGGGAGCTGCATTGCATTAACCAGGGTATTCTGGTTACGGACCGGGATAGTCGGCCGGTCTTTGATGAGACAGGGAAGCCGAAATATGCGGGAGCGGTGTGGGGGGTGAAGAATATCATTGTGGAGAGTGAGGCTCAGGAAGCTGAGATGGTAGCACAGGGCTGGCATTTTACAGAGGCGCAAGCGCTGAGGGCCAATCCTGAGACTCATCTGAAGGCGCCACCCAAGACTCACGCGGAGCTTCAGCAAGAGCGGATTGCCGAGCTGGAGAAGAAACTGGCTGAGGCAACAGCTCCGCAGGCCCAGCCTGCCAAGGCTGGGCCTGCACCAGGGAAGGCTGCGTAAATGTCCCAGCTAACTCCTCTCGCGACTTCGGTCAATGACATTTGTATGGCTGCGCTGAAGGAGTGCGGTGCAGTCGGGCAGGGTCAGAGTCCGACGGGAGAGGAGATTGCGGATGCTTGGGCGAGGCTGCAGTGGATGTTGCAGGAGTGGGGGGAAGACACTTTTATAGTCTGGAGGACAAGGACTATAACGGTGCCGCAGGTGAATACTGCACTGCTGCCAACTGATCCAGATATGGGGACGCCGAGTCACCCAGTCTACTATTTTCCAATTGGGCCGGGAGCAGGGACGCTGGGAGGGTTTGAGACTGGACCAGACAATACGACCGTGACACCGACGCAATCTAAATCAGTAGCTCCACGAAGGTTGAAGGCTGCCTTTTTAAGGCAGCCTTCAACCGGGGGAGGAATTCCGATTGACTATCCGCTGTATGCGCTGGATGCGATGCAGGACTATTCTAGGATTGCGCTTAAGGGGATGGTGAGTTTTCCAGGAGCGTATTACTATGATCCGGCTTGGCCGCTTGGCAGAATTTTTCTGTATCCTTTGCCTACTAATTCTATTTATGGTGTTGGTGTGGTTGTTAGGGATCAGCTTCCACTTCAGTTTGTGACGACGCAGGATTTGATTGAGCTGCCGTTCATTTACTTTAATGCTTTTTATCTGAATTTGGCTGTACGGCTGAGGCCGCATTATGGGATGAGGACGTTTCCTGGAGATCAGCTGCCGGATCTTGCGAAGGGTGCGAGAGCGGCGATCAAGAATACTTCTGTGCAGATTGCTCAACTTAGCCTGCCACAGGAGTTGAGTAGGCCGGGAATATATAACATATTCTCGGATAGGTCTTACTGAGAGAGGAACTGAGATGTCAGTCTATACGCTTCCGAATAACCCGGTCACGAATGGCATTGTGGCGCTGGCTGGTGGTGCGCTCACTCCGCTCACGCCGTTGCTGTCAACGGGGATGAATGAGGTGAATACAGTGGTCACGACGGGTGACTCCGTTGTGATGCCGCCTGCCGTGATGGGTAGCAGTGTTTATGTGAATGCGCAGAACACGGCGGCTGGGCTGTCAATGAAGATTGTGGCCCAGGCCAATCCGTTCAACAATAATGCGCTGGATCAGTTTGTGGCGCATGGGTCGGTGGCGCTGGTTGCGGGTGCGACTGGGTTGGTGCTGCTGAATGGGCACGTGAGCCTGTTCATTTGCACGACACAGGGCATTTGGAAGCAGGTCGCCGACAACGCATGAGTAAGGTATCTGTTCTCTCTAATGGCCTCTCAGGTGGACTTTCGCCTGAAAGGCGAAAGGACACCTGATGGCAAGGTCTCATCTGGCTTATTTGCCCTCTCTTCAGACGGGGAGAGGGTCGGGGTTGATAGATGCGACAGAGATGTCGAAGTTCTTCAACATGGTGCTGGGCTGCGTGAATGGTATTGTGGCTCATGCGGGCGGTGGAGTCGCTGCTGCGACTCCGCTCAATCTGGGGTTTAATGAGGTAGATGTCTGCGCTACGGCGGCGGACTCCGTGGTGCTGCCACCGGCCATTATAAATGCCTGGAGCTGGGTTTATAATGGTGGTGCGGCAAGTATGAATGTGTTCAATCTGCAGAGCAATTCGCAGAATAACTCGCTGACGGATGTGATTATCCCGCACGGAGTTACGACACCGAATGCGGGGACGGCTGCTGTTGCGCTGGCTGCGGGGCATACGTCCCTGTTTGTGTGTATGACTGTGGGTGTGTGGAAGCAGGTCGCCGACTTCGCCTGAGGCACGAGAATGAGTTCGACTGGGAAGTACCCTAGCTTCAATACTAGTTTTGGTCGGCTTATGCCAACCGGCCAAGATCTGCAGCAGCTGGTGCAGGATATGCTTCAAGGAGGGGGCGGGATACCGGACGCCCCCTCCAATGGGAACTTGTATGGGAGGCAGAATGCTAGCTGGGTAGTTGTGCCGTCGAGTAATTTGGTTTCGAGTGTGGCAGGGAAGACGGGGATTGTCACGCTCAATCATGGGGATTTGACGGATTGGGCTGCTGCGACTGCGACCTTCTTGACGGGTAATCAGGTTATTACGCTGGGTGGTGATTTGACTGGGTTGGGGACCACAAATATTACGGCGACACTGGCCAATGTGAATGTGAATGTGGGAACTTTTCAGGGAATTACGGTCAACGCGAAGGGGTTAGTAACTGGGGCCTCTAATATGAATTATGCCCCGCTCAATAGTCCGCCATTGACGGGGAACCCGACTGCGCCGACTCCACTGTTGGGGGATAATTCAAGTAGTATTGCGACGACTGCTTTTGTTTTGGCCAATGCGGTTACAGGGGCTATTACGTATGCGATGCTGCCAGCTGAAGTGCAGAGTGTTCCGATCAGTTTTGCGTTTCCGGGCGTCCCGGCGAATGGGGCGATGGTTAACGCTCCGGCGGCGATGGCTCTGACAGTTGCGGCTGCGCTGGCGGGGACAGTTGTTTATGACGCTACGCAGGCGACTGCTAATGCAACTTTCACGTTGAATAAAATTTCGGCTGGAGTGACGACTGCGCTAGGGACAATCACTATTACTCCTGCATCGCATACGTCTGCAACATTGGCTGGGGCTGGTGGCAGTATAGCGGTGGGTGATGTGCTATCACTCGTCGCTCCGTCGACGAGTGATAGCACGCTGGCGGATGTGGGAATTACCATTTTGGCGAAGAGGGTATAGGAATGTATTCTGATAATATCTTTGAGCTACCGTCCTCCAAAGGAGGACGATAGCTCGTGGCTCCTGTTTCTCATGAAACGTTCAATTTCAGCGCAACTAACACGCCTGCTGTTTCGTTTAGTGGTATTTCAACGACGCAGACAGATTATATTCTTCTTTTGGCCATCTATAATGAACATGCTGGATCGGCAGCGGCAACGGTTACTTCTGTTGTTGGTACTGGCGCTGGCTCTGGACTGACTTGGGCATTGCGCAAGAGGTCTAATAGTAGTGTAACTGGTGGTTTGGAGTTATGGTGGGCACATGCTACATTGGCATCTACAACTTACGGTGTTACTGTGAATTTTTCTGGAGCGTATGATGATTGTGCATGTTGCATAGCTGTCATTTCTGGTTGTGGGAGTGCGATTGCACCGTTCGATACCAATGCTGGTCTTCCGGCAGCTCAATCTGCGCCGACTCCAACGTGGACGCCTTCATTCACTGGGGTTAATACAAGTACAGGTAATGATTTACTACTGTTTCTTACAGGGACGGTGAGTGGTGGCGGTACACCAGCGGTTGGTTTTACGAATATAGCGACTGGTTCTACTGGAGGTGGTTCATGGGCTGCAGCCTGTCGCATGGATGCACAGGCTGTTGTGCCTATTCAGAGTGGTGCAACTTTCACTTATGGAGCAGCACTAACTAATACATTTGGAGCAGCTGCTGGCGAGGCAATTTTCGATGCACTCGCATCTACTGTTATTGCTTCTGGAATGAATTGGGACCCAGTTACTGTTGCGGCGGTTAACCTCTCGAATGGCAATCTGACTGCGACTAATACTGGGACGACTTCGACTAATCAGGGGGCGCATGTTGCTTTTGCGAATGCGATTTCTGCTGGGAAGCTTTATTTTGAGGTTACACTTAATACTTTTACGGGAGGGGCTGGAGTTGGAGTGGGGATTGGTAGCACGGCGGCGACTTATGCAGGGATAAGTACGGCTGCTACGAGTGGTTCTATGTGTATGGCTGTAGGTCATACTGGGACAGGTACTATTATGGCGGGGCCTGGAGGGAATACTGGATACTCGATTGGGGCAAGGACTTCAGGGAATGTGATTGGTGTTGCAGTAGATTTTACGGATCAGTTGTGCTGGTTTCGTCTGTGCCCGTCGGGGCTCTGGAACGGCACTTCTAATCACAATCCAGCTGTCCCTGGCCCTGGTGGGATACCGATGACGAGTGGGGGAAATGTGCCGTTTGTCACGTTTGGAAATGGGCTGGCTGGACAGGCTGGTGTGGCGGGGAACGTGTGGACTGCTAACTTTTCTGGACCGTTCGTTGGTGCAATCCCAGCTGGTTTTACAGCATGGGGATCGGTTGCGTCGTCTAGTCCAGTTACGCATGAGGTTTATGGCGCAGCTGGGACAAACCTCGCCTCTTTCTCATTTACTGGTGTTTCTACAACACAAACAGATTATATTGCTCTGATAGCGATTTATAATGAAAATGCTGGTTCGTCAGCAGCTACTGTGTCTTCTATTACTAGTGCCGGTATGACTTGGAGGCTGCGCAAAAGGTCGAAAGGTACCGCAACAGGTGATTTGGAGTTGTGGTGGGCACATGGTACTGGTGCTCTGTCTGGGTATTCTATTACTGTGAATATGGCTGGTACATATGATGATGTTGCTGCTTGTTTAGTCTTTGTTTCTGGTTGTGGAAGTCCGACCGCGCCATTTGATGCCAATGCCAGTCTTCCAGCAGCGCAGTCGGCACCAACTCCAACTTGGACGCCATCATTCACTGGTATTAGTACGTCTAGTCCGAATGACCTCTTATTGTTTTTAGTTGGGACGGTGGCTGGTGGAGGCACTCCACCTACAGGCTTTAGTTTTATTACCAATTTTGGGACTTCAGGCGGGGCTTGGGCAGCTAACACTTGGGTAGCTGGAATGAGTGTCAGCGTGCTTCAAAATAATGCTACATTCATAAATGGAAATGCAACAAGTACAATTGGTGGTGGGACTTCAAACGAGGCAATTTTTGATGCACTCACGAATAATGTTCCGACGGTGCCATCAGCTAAGGCAAGTGTTATGGTCTTTGCTTAATTGATTGATCAATTAAGCAAGAGGAGGCTAAGATGACAGTTACTGGGAAGTATCCGAGCTTCAACGTCTCTACTGGGCCGGTGATGCCGACCGGACTGGATTTACAAACGCTGGCTGCTGAGGCTGATAGTCATCCGGTGACTGCGCCTGTGGATGGGCAGGTCTATGGGATGCAGAGTGGCGACTGGGTTGTGTTGGACGAAAGTCAGGGAGGTGTTGGGCCTCCAGGCCCGCAGGGACCGGTTGGGCCGAGTGGGCCTCCAGGGAATACGGGGCCTCAAGGACCGGCTGGACCGAAGGGAGACCAGGGAAATCCTGGCATGACTGGGTTGCAGGGACCATCAGGAGCGCCTGGGACAATTGGGCCTGCTGGTCCGGCTGGGGCGCAGGGAACACCTGGGTCGGCTGGAGTGGCGGGACCGCCTGGTCCCGCCGGGCAAGATGGCGGAGTGGGAGCTGCTGGGCCACAGGGTCCGGCAGGTCCTAAGGGAGATGTTGGACTGACGGGAGCGCAAGGCCCGGCTGGACAGCAGGGACCGCCTGGGAATACTGGGCTGACTGGGGCGCAGGGTCCGCAGGGTCCGATTGGACAGCAAGGACCGCAGGGACTGGCTGGGCCGACTGGGAATACGGGGAATACGGGAGCACAGGGACCGGCTGGACCGCAAGGTCCAGCCGGACCCAGTGCGGTGAGTACGGATACGGGGAATACGGCTGTTCTGGGGACTGATACGCGTATTTTTGTACCAGCTCCCATTGTTCCGGCTGGGTCGAATACGGTGCCTGCACCGGATGGAACTGGGTCGGCAGGGACGTCGGCAGTTTATTCGAGGGGGGACCATCAGCATCCGTCTGATCCGAGTAAGCTGTCGAAGTCTGGCGATACGATGGGAGGGCCGCTGACGCTCAATGGTAATCCGACGACAGCGTTGATGGCGACTCCGAGGCAGTATGTGGATGCTGCTGTGCCGGGGCCTTCCACTACTGTTCCGCTGATGGCGGGGACAGCAGCGGTTGGGACGGGGATCACGTGGGCCAGAGCGGATCATGTGCATCCAGCGGACGGCAATAAGGTGTCGAAGTCTGGCGACATCATGTCCGGGCTTCTGACGCTGTCCGGCGATCCGACTGCGCCGCTCGGCGCTGTCACCAAACAGTATTCGGATACGAAGGTGCCGCAGGCTGGCGGCGTGAATATGACGGGGGTGCTGAACCTGCTGGGATCGGTAGCGGGAGATAATCCTCCGGCTGGGTGTGTGGGAGAGGTGCTGTTTGCGTCGGTGACAGTTGGAGTAGGTATTACGAGCGGAACGCCGACCAATATTGCTACGCTGGCACTGACAGCGGGTGATTGGGACGTGTCTGGCGTGGTCTATTTTACTGCGCAGAATGGTCCATCGCAGGTGATTGTGGGGGTAAGTAATACGAGTGCTGCATTGCCGACTACGGCTAATGTGTTGAATGGGACTGCAGCAATGTTTCAGAGTCAAGGTGGATTGCAGTCTGGAGCATTCTTTATACCGACTGGAAGGTGTAGGGTCAATACGAATGCCTCCAAGAGTGTTTTTCTGATTGCGCAGGTTACTGGTGGAGGAACGACGGCGGGTATGGGATATATTGGGGCCAGACGTATGCGGTGAGAATAGGAATTTTTTTCTGGAGATTTTCAATTCACATGAAAGGTTGGTTGGACTGATATGAGGATGCCGTTAGTCGGAGGCGCTTACTCGGCACGCTCCAATATTGCGAGCTGCACGAGGGCGATTAATCTCTATCCGGAGATTAACCCGAAGGAGTTTGCGCTCGTCCCGATGACCCATTACCAGCGGCCTGGATTGCAATTCATAACGAATGACCCGGCCAATCTGACGCAGGTGCGAGGGATCTGGAGTCGGACGGACTCCAATGGGGCGTATGTGGTCATTGGCGCGACAGTCTATTATCTGGATAATGGGATGAATTTGAGTGCAATTGGGACTATTGGCTCTATTAGTGGACCGGTGATTATGACGGATAATGGCGTGACGTGTATGCTTGTGGATGGGACGGCGAATGGATATTTTATTCAGTTGATGGGGAATGTATTCTCGGTGATTAATGATACGACTGGGATCTTTACGGGGGCGACCTCAGTTGACACGCTGGACACGTTCATTGTTTGGGGATTTCTGAACTCCAATTTCTTTGGATCTACGCTGGCTGGGAGTACGTCGTTCGATGGGCTCTATTTTGCTGCCAAGGCAGCTTTCCCAGATCCGCTGGAGAGGTTGATTGTTAATAAGAGGGAGATTTTGCTGCTGGGGGCGAAGAGGAGTGAGATCTGGTACAATACAGGGGGTGCTCAGTTTCCATTTGCGCTGCTGCCAGGCATCTATATTCAGCAGGGGATATTGGCGCCATATAGCGCGGCATTCCAGAATATTGAAGTTTATTGGCTGTCGACTAATGAGCAGGGACAGGGTGTGGTGATGATGCAGCGGGGGTATGAGACGAGACGGATTTCTAACCATGCGCTGGAATATCAGATTAGGCAGATGGCGAGCCAGGGGACTGTGCAGGATGCGGTTGGGTTCACAACGCAGTTTGATGGGCATATATTTTATGTGCTGACGTTTCCGAGTGGGGATCAGACGTGGGTCTATGATGCGTCCACTACGGATGCGAATGATGCGTGGCATCAATGGGCCTGGACAGACCATGAGGGTGGGCTGCATAAGTCGAGGGCCTACTGTGGAGCGTTTATGAAGGATGCAGTGTGGGGGAGCCAGAATGGAGTGTTTGTGTGTGGGGATTGGCAGAATGGGAGCCTGTATTTTCTTAACCCGAACTATTTTTATGATGATGCGCTAGAGGATAAGGCGTTGGCTCCGGGATATCCGCCTACGCATAAGCCGGGGCCAATTAGCTGGATTAGGACGTTTCATCATATTGGGAGGGCGAGGGCGCAGGGGACGATGCAGGAGGGGACGACTGACGGGAGGAGGGTTAAGTTTAACTCGGTGTATGCGGACATTGATGCTGGGCAGGTGCCGCTGGATGCGGATGGTAATCCGCTGATGACGCTGAGGTGGAGTGATGATAGGGGCAATACGTGGAAGAATGGGATACTTCAGCCGTATGGACCGCAAGGGAAGTATGATACCTGGCCGACATGGAGGGGATTGGGGATGGCAAGGGATCGGATCTTTGAGCTGAGTTTTTCGTCGGCGGGGGAAACGGCGCTGAATGGAGCGTGGATTGATGCTGAGATTCTGGATAGCTGATGGGCGTTAACCCCTACCAGTTCTCGTCGTCTTTTCCGAAAGACTTCCAGATTGTGGATGGCTTCGGACAGCTCACGCCTGCGTGGCAATATTTCTTTCAGGCGCTGTGGGCCAAGACGGGTGGCGGGACAACAAATATTCAAAACTCCTATGTGGTCATTGAGACGCCAGCTGGGCCAGTCATTTCAGGACCAGGACCGAGCAATGGGACACCGATCGGGGGAGGACCAGTTGCTAAATCGGCTCCTGTCGTTCAAACACTGGTAAGTTCGCCGTGGCCCTTTAGGGCCACGGTGAACGGGTTTATGGCGCTGTCGGGCGGGGAAGTGGATTACTCGAGGGATGGGGTCAACTTTTATAAGGCGTCTATGCTGGGTGGGCAGATCGTTATGGTGGAGGGCGATCACATAAACGTGATCTGGTATGGGCCTGCGCCGTCGGCTGTTTGGTTTCCTGGAGGCTTCTGATGCATGAGCCATTCATCATCTTTGCTCTGCCGCGCAGTCGGACTGCATGGTTGAGCCATTGGCTCTCCTATATTGAGAATGGGAGCCGGGTGAAGTCGGTTGGGCACGACGCATTTAGTAGATGCTCGAATGTTGCGGAATGTCTTTCTCTCTTTTATGCGCCGGGAGGGGGGTTAGATGGGACTGTGGAGACTGGAGCTGCCTTTGCTTATCCGATGCTTCGGGATAAGATACCAAAGGCGAAGATGCTGGTGGTACAGAGGGAGCCGATGGACTGCCTTCATAGTTTGATGAAGAAGGGGATTACTGTTGACCCGGATGACTGGAGCCAGAGGGTCAGGGATCTGTGGACGGTTAGTGCGAGTGGGGTAAGGACGGTTGCTTATAATGATTTAGATCTGGAGAGCTGTGCGAGGTGGATTTGGGAGTATTGTTTGGACGTTCCATGGAATTTCCAATGGTGGGCTCAATGGACTCCTATGAATGTTCAAGTTGATATGCAGAAAAGGGTTGAGGAGCTGCGAAGGAATGCGGACAACATTGTGAAGCTGAAGCTGGAGATTGCAAATGTTAGCTGAGGCTGTTCCGCATAGATTTGTCCGGGTTCAGAGGGAGCCGTTTGAGGCTATTTGGCCTGCGATCAGAGATCTGACGAGGGCTCATGCTAAGGAGGTTGAGCCAGAAGGGAGTCCGAGACCGTTTAAGCTGGATGTGGCGCGGATCATTCAGGCGGACAGGCTGGGATTTATTAGGTGGTTTACGTTGAGAGTGGATGGTGAGATTTATGGATATTGTTCATGGAATGTAAACTGGGATTTGGAGAGTGAGGGGCTGCCCATTGCAACGCAAGGAGCGTGGTATGTGGGGGAGGGTGCTCCGTGGGGAGGGGCCGCCAAGCTGTTCATGGTCAGTTTGGATGAGCTGAAGAAGATCGGCGTACAGTGTGTGTTTCCGCATCATAGACTCCAAGGCAGGGGAGTGAGATTGGGACGGTTCTTCCAAAGTCTGGGAGCTGTTCCTATTCAACAGACTTACATGCTTTGGGTGGGGGAGCGAAGCTCCCCCACCCAGGAGGAGGCTTAGATGCCATCAATCGGACTTGCTGGCGCTGCAGCTATTGGAGGAGCAGGCTCTATCGCTGGAGGGCTTATCTCGGCGGGTGGAGCGAAGAGCGCGGCCGATGCGCAGCTGCAAGGAATTAATGAGGGCCTTGTTTTTCAGCAGACGCAGAAGAATTTGCTGCAGGGAATGCTCCAGCCGTATATGACCCAGGGACAGGCTGGCCTTGATCAGCTGAATGCTAACATTGGAACTCTGACGAAGCCGTTCAATCCGACCATGGCTGATTTGGCCGCTACACCGGGCTACCAGTTTACGCTCAATCAGGGTGAGCAAGGGGTGGCTAACGCGTACTCGGGGCAGGGACTGGGGGCGGGTGTGACGGGTGGTGCCACTGCGATGACGCCCTCGGGGCCTGGGATAAAGGGCGCGACCACTTATGCGGAGAATTTAGCCTCCACGACCTACCAACAGCAATTCCAGAATTATTTGGGGCAGAATTCGCAACTGTTCCAGATGATGATGGGCCAGGCGGGGCTTGGTGAGCAGGCGGCGGGGACGTTTGGCGGAGTGAGCCAGAGTGCAACTAATGCGATGTCCGGGCTGGCAAGTGCGGGTGGTGCTGCCACAGGCGCTGGGATACAGAGTGGAGCGAATGCGATTGGGCAAGGGATTACAGGAGCGACATCAGGTTTGAGCAATTTTGCGCTGCTCAACTCGTTGGGTGGTGGTAGCCTGTTTGGGGGCGGAGGCGGTGGAGGGGTGACTGACTCGACATTCAACGGACTGACTGACTCGATGATTATGGGCTAAGGAGGTTAGAATGCCTAATGGGAATGCAATGGCCCCAGGTGTGATGCCGGGTGGAATGCCTCCTGGCATTCCGATGGGTGGTCCTCCGAATGCGCTGGCGAAACCTCAGCCGCCGGGGCAAAGTCCGGGCAATTTTAGCGTGGAGCAGCACGTTGAACAGAATTGGCAACAGGCGCAAGCGCAGCATAAGCAGTTGCAAGCTTCTGTGAAGAGGATGAATGTTGCAAGGAGTATGTTGGACTCGCTGAAGAAGAAAGGGGATCAGATCCAGGTGGAGGATGTGATCGAAGGGGCTGGGACGATGGTGGGAGCCGGGTTTAGTCCGACAGCGCTGGCGCAGATGCTGGCGCAGATGCCGACCACTGGAGGGGAGGCGCTCCAAGCGTGGGTTGAACAGCAAGATCAGAGAGCGCAGCAGATGGATCAAATGCTGCAACAGAAATTTAAGGCGTCCGCTGTCCATAGGGCCATTACTGGTATGGCCTCTCTCCATGTCCACTCAATCAAACAGCGACATATGGCTGCACAAGGAGCCATGCCAGGAGCGCCGCAAGGCGGCGCTCCAATGGGAGGAGCATTAGCTCCTGGTGGAATGGGGACTCCTTCGCCGCAAGGCGAAGGTGGCCCCGGGGAAGAAGAGGAGGAGTAAATGCCTGGACTGATACCTGAAGCGACTGGACAACCTGGTGGAGCAGGGTTTGGTGATCCGATTGGGATGGCTAACTCCCTAATGGATTTCCAGAATAAGTCCAATGCGAATAGGAAGTTCCAGGCGGAGTTTATGGCCAACCAGGCATTGGGGGAGGCTATGGCTCATGCTCCGACTATGGAGGAGGGGCTTGCTCAGGCTAGACAAAATCCGCTGATTGCAGGGTTTGCTCAAGAGGGATTGAATACTGCGACAGAGATGATTGCGAGGCAGGCTCAGACGAAGATGATTGGAATGAGTACGGCGGCTGCAAAGACGAAGCTGGGGCAGGACTCGTTTCTTAATGTGGCTACGGCTGGTTTGCAGGCTGCGGATGACCCCCAAAATTGGAATAAGTATATTGATGGTGCGATGAGTGGAGTTGCTCCAGAAGCGATGGATTTTGTCAAACCGCGGGTTGATGCAATGAAGGCGGGGATTGCAGCCAAAATTCAAGGACTGAATATGAATGATCCAGCGCAGGCTGCACAGGCAAGGAAGGCCATTCAAAGTTTGATAGCTGGTGGGTATGTGAGCGCAGGTGGTGATCGTGACCGCCTAGCAGCAGTTCTGCCTAGCACTGTGGTTGGTCCTGATCAGGTTCCAAGGTATGTGCCCTCTACGCTTGAGGCAGGGCGTGGTGGATTTACAAGTCCCATCTCTGGAACTTTGCCGCCCACGCAGGCTCCGACGGAAGCTACAACATTCACTAACTCAGCAACTGGAGCTAGTGCTCCGATTGATGTGTCGGGAGTCACTCCTTATCTGGTGAGAGATAGGCAGGGAAATCCGGTCGTCACTACGGAGGGGAGAAATATTATTGATAAAGATAAGTTTGGGGAGATGGACAAAAATCTTAAAGAGCAGCATAGTGGACCAGAACTGACAGCTTATAATGGTGATAGAGGAATGCTCAATAGCCTTGGTCAGATGCAATCAGCTGCCGATGATTTGACAGCTCGAGGTGGCTTTACAGTGCCTGGCTTGTTTGGTACGGCTAGAGGAGCCATCTCGAATGCAATGGAAACTGCTGAGAATGTATTGGGCACGAAATTTACTGGTGATGCAGCACTGCCTGCTAAAGATGCAGATGCTCAGGTTATTAACAAGTGGGCTCATGCCTTGCCATTTGCTCTGAAAAATGCGCTTGATGGAACGAACGGACGAGGGTTAGGTGTGCTGATGGAGGCTGCTGCGGCCGTGCCAAGTATGGAAAATACTCCATTGGCTTTTAAGGTATTGACTGCGGGACTGAAGGCGTTAGCTAATTGGGATATTGGAAAGTATGAATTTAAGGAGAAATATATAGCGCATCCTGGAAATAGCAGTGGGTCGCTGCTTGGATCGGATGTAGCCTACAATAAGATTGCAACGCCGCTCGCCGAGGCTCAAAAGGAGTTGGCGAAAGAAGGGATTGTGTTGGATGGAAGTCACATAAAATTTACTGATGACACGCATCTGACGCAGGCTTATCAAAGGGGATTGTTTGGTAAGCCGAAAGATAACCCAGATGATCCGGATGGACCAGCGGAAAAAGCAATGGATGACATGTACGACACTATGCATCCAGATCTGAAGCCTAAGAAATAGGTGAGTTATGGCTGATAACCAACCACCACTGACTGGGGCAGCCGCATTACGTGCCCAGCTTAAACCACAGGTGCAAGCACCGACACCAGAAGAGCCGCTACAAGGTACTGTTCCAGGGAGTGCTCCGGCTCCCTTGACTGGAGGGGCAGCATTGCGGGCTGCTGCACCTCCGTTGCCAGGGGCTGCTGTACCGCAAGGTGGCAGTGCTACGCCTCGAACTTGGGGAGATGTTATAGCGGGTACGCCACATCAGCTTTATCAGGGGGCGATTGAGGGTGGAGCTGGGATGCTAGGACTGCCCGCCATAGCAGAACATGCAATAGGTTCTGGGCTTTCTAAGCTTGGAGTTAATATTCCGGATAATGCGCTGACAAGGTTCCTCGCGCCTCATACGGCGAGCGAGATGCTGGGGGAGGCGCAGAAAAATATTGGGTATGACCCGACTCAGCCGAAAGATCTTAGTAGCCAGATAATAAGGGGAGCTGGACAAGCGACTGCCACGTTGCCGATGGGCGAAGCGATGGGAATGACTAGAGCAGCTAATTTAGGTTACACTTATATACCATCGGCTATTGGCGACCTGTGGCACCACTATACTAACACAAGTCCGCTGTGGGCAAGTTTGCCAGCTGCACTCACTGGAACTGGTTTCATGCGGCTGTGGGGAGAGTCAAGTGCGAGGCAGGCGGCAACTCAGGCTGCAGAGCAGGCGGCCAAAGAGCAGGCTGAAGCCACTGCGGCTAGACAAGCTCACGACATTGCAGCACCTGATGAACAGCAGTTGCAGAAGGCACAGACTCAGGGAGCGCAGGAAGTAGCGAAACAATTCAAGAAGGGTTCGCAGACAGATATTGACAAGGCGCACGACATTCAGACTACAGCGGCTGATACACAACTGCAGACTGAGCATACGGGAGCGGATGCGGACCGAGAGGCTGCTGCGGCTAAGTTGGGGACGTCGAAGACGCTGGAAGAGGGTACGGGGAAGATGCAAGATCAGGCCCGGCAATGGTTGGGGAGTGAGTTTAAGCCAGCGCTAAACAAGGCTGAAGAGGGGATGTTTTATAAAAATCCTGTAGATCATAGTCAGGGTACGCTGGTTCCGCAGGATGCGCTTGGCGATGCAACTCATCTTAAAAGCTCTATAGAGCACTCTTATGTGACGGGAGCGGGAATAGAAGGTGAGCCGATCGCGGCAATGTTTAGAAGCAGGCTGCCAGAAGCAGTTAATGCTAAGCTGGATATGCTGGCTCAAAAGCAGGGATTGCCAGCCGGGCAAGCTCCTCAGTTTACGTTTGCGGATCTGAGGAATATTAGGTCGGCCATTGGGGATGCGTTAGGCGACCCGTCAGTGATCTCTGGGATTGGGGTGAAGAAGCTGAATGAGATGTATAGAGGGGTGAATGATGATATAAGGGCGGCTGTTAGTAAGAGTGCGGGGCAAGAAGGGCTGGATGCGTTCGACAAATTCAATAAGGAGGCGACTCGTCTGTTTGGTGTGGCAGGGACTGTAGGAGATAATATTGTTACGACGACGAATGTGGGGAAAGAGACTATCACTCCTAAGATGCTGGCGGATAATAAGGGGCTGTGGAATGACAGCACGAAGATAAGTCAGCTGCGATCGGAGCCGACGCTGGATAAAGGGGTCAATGAGGTGGCAGCGTCCAAACTGAGGGCGGGTGGCAGGGAAGCTGAGACGGCTTATGATAAGCTGCCAGAGGCTAAGGCGGCGATGTTCGGGCCACATGCGCCAGCTCTGGATGCTATCACGGCTAAGAGAGCGGCGGCTGAGAGTGCGGCTGCTGATGCGAAGGCGGCTGCCGATGCACAACATCAACAGATGACTGATGCGGCCAAGGAGGGTAAACAGCAAATTATTTCACATGGAGCTAGACTGAGGGACGTGGACATTAATGTAAGGGCAAAGACTAAGATTGGATTAAGTCAGGCGGAGGAGAATGCTAAGGCGAAGACACAGCAGTTGACGGCTTGGGCCAAAGAGCTGCAGAGAAGGGCTACGTCAGTTGGCGGAAGGGAGTTTCCGTTCTGGATTAGGAATATGCCCTCGCTGGCGAGCGGCTATTTGGGAGGACAGCATTTACTGAATGAGTTTGGAATGCAAATGCCAGACTGGGGTCAGCAGTTAATGAGTGGTGCTGCTGGCCTTGGTATGTATGGAATGACACAGGGAGCGAAAGAACTTTACCAAAATCCTCATGCAGTGAGAAATTTGCTTCAAGCCGGGACTGCTTCTGCACCTCCACCAGAGCCTAACAAGCTGGGCTTTGGGGTTGGGCAAAATAAATGAGGCACGAGCTTTCGGGCAGGGAACGTGAATGTCTGCTGTGGATTGCACGCGGGAAGACTTATGCAGAGACAGGTGTTATTATTGGGCTTACGTTCCCCTCAGTCAAGACTTATTTGGATCGTGTCAGATTAAAACTGAATGCAGTTAATTTGCCGCAGGCGGTGGCCATTGCAGTGGCCACAGGTATTCTGCAATATAATGAGCTTCAGATTGAAGAACATGAGGCGGATCTATCCGAGGTCGGTTAGAGTCTTGCCTGTGACACGCCAAGTCTTATCGTCTTTCTGGACGATGATTTCACGCACCACCAAATTCTGGATTATGTAGGGGATGACCTGAGGCTTGACCCTCTCGCTCAGCCAGGTGTGGAGGAAGGCAGTCGTTATAGGCTGACCGGCGCTCATTTTGACGAGGATGGCGGCGTGAAGCTTTCTGATGACGCGGATCTCTGACTCGCCCTTGGCGCTGTTGAAGGCGTTGGGCATCACATCCTCGACCTCCAGCAGCCATTGGAGGGCGCGCTCTACATGAGAAAGCTGAATTGACATGGATGGACTCTCACTCATTGATGCTATCATGGACAGTTTCATTACAAATTGGCTGCGCGACGTATTATAGTTTTTTAAGTCCTCGTGAAGGGGACGAGGCGGCCCGCCAGCAAGATGCCACTTGGTCAGATAATCTTTGGCTCCTTGGGACCACTCCATCTCCCCGCAAATCAGACTGATTTCGCTGAGACGTTCGCATATCTCCGCCTGAAGAGCCATGTTGATTGTGGGTGAGTTGAAGGGGGAAATTCTGTCAGCTACCTCGTTCCATACAAGGATGGAGCGTCGAAGGAAACCCTGGTCCTGAGCATCCTTCATCAGGATTTTCTCTAAAAGGGCGGGCTGGTAGCCGAAGAGGGCTGTTATGAGAGGATAGTCAATTCTTGTCTCCCCACTCTTTCGCCGCCACTCTTTGAAGTGCGGAGGGGCATCATAGATTGTGGTGAGGAATGCGAGGATGTCAGCCTCGAACTTTGAGAAAGAGTTAGAGAACTCCTCGATGGGAAGCAGCAGACAGTGATATTTGAATTGGGTTAGGGTATGGATTTGGGAGGCGTTGTTGAGTGCGTCGAAGAGGGCTGCCTTCGTGGAGTCGTTCGCCCCGGAATAGAAGGCGGGTGCGCCAAGCTCGTTGCGGGTCATGTCCCACAGGTCGCGGACTACGTTGATTACGCTCTTACCGCTGCCGGGAGGGCCGACTAACATCACGTAGAGATTTGCATAGTTAGTGTCTCGACCTGAGATTGCTTTGATGCGGCGCTCCATTGCACCGGCGACCATAGTGATGGCGCACCACTTACGATAAAGAGTGCATGATTGCATACCTTCAGTGTATGCCATAAATTGATTGACCAAGTCCCCAGATGGCACGACAACTCATCCTCCCATCAGTCGCTCCAGGCCTTTCGGCCTGGAGCGCCTGTCTTGTGTTCCCCTCCTCCACTTCATTAGTCCGGCCGGATTGTTTTCCGACTCAGGTGCCCAATTCCATCCTACTTTAGCAGCCCCCGGCGCCATATAAGCTCGTAGACTCTTCGAGTCTACGAGCTTAATGTCGCCTAACAAATCTAAGACGATAGTGACTATTTCGTCAATGTCGTCGTCTTCGCGAAACTGGAATGTGATGGAGTCGTGTGTCTGTGCCAATAGCTGGATACGGTTTTGGAGAGTTGCCCATACCTTCCAGAGCCACAAATTAGTCCTGTCGGCAGTCATTGATTGGGGAACGAATGCGATCGCCTCCCGCAGGGTCGCATCGCTCCGCTGATCTCCGAAGAAGTGACGCTGTCTTCCAAACGGAGTTGTTATAGAGCCTTTTGTCTGGAGCCGGTCAGCTATCCAGTTCCAGTATTGGCGAAGTGCGGGATAGGCTGGCCTGATATTGTCGTGGCTACTGCCACGACAATATCTAGCCTGGAACTCCGCACATACCTTGATGGGGAGCTTTAGCACGCGGCTCATTGTCCAGGCGGTGCCGTTGTAGTTGGTGAGATGGCCTCCTCGCTTGGCCAAATCCCGCATAGTCCAGTCGCGGTAGACGGGGATGCGTTCAGCCAGCTGACGGCAACCAGCGGGATCGGCTGGCCAAGGCTGATCTGGCCATATAAGTCTGCAGTTGTTGGTGTGGAAGTCCCCCGACTCGCAAGAATCCAGGAGAGACCAATCCCCAAACAGGCAACCACAGATGAAACCCACGTCACGCGCCTCAACCTGTTCGAGGTCAATTGAGCAGAGCTTCCAGCCTGGATCTGAGATAAAGACCCGTCTAAGTTCAGGAGCAATATTCTGAGCGTTGCCTCCCGTTCCGAGGACGGAAGTTGACGAAGATAATCGACCAGTCTCCGTACCGCCAATATTGTAGCTCGTTCGGTGTCGTCCATCTTCGTCTATCTCCTCCGTCAAAACATCCAACTGCTTGTAGAAGTCGCGGCATGAAAGGATAAGAGAGACCAGCGGACGAGCATACATATACTCATCTATCTTCTCCAGGGCCTCCCGATTAACCGACAGCCGTCTTTCGCCTTTGAAGGAGAGCCAGATCTCTGGGATTTTCATAGTCTTATAGAAGAACTCGGACAGCTGGGTGTGAGAGCGGGGGTTGAGACTCTTGCCCCAGATAGGCTGAGCTAGCTCGTCCAGCACCATGCGGGACTCTTGCACCTTCTTTTTAACTTGAAGCTCCATACGGTGCCGATCCAGTCCATCGACGAGGAAGCCGTGAAGAGCCATCTCCAGGAGAGGAGCTTGAAGCGCCCGCTCAAAGGAGTAGATGGGCTCTGCTCCGCCCGGATGCTCCCGATTAATATTCTCAAGGATCTCCAGGGTGAGCATGGAGTCGAGCGCACAATAGGTCTGATGCTGCTCCTCAATATTCAGTTTGCCAGGTTCTATTGCGGCTGTCTGGATAATTGGCATTAAAATCTCAGATCATGCGAGTCCATACGAGGTTTACTTCAGTCCCTTGATAGATTGGCGGATCGAGTGCCCAGACAGGGACTCCTTTGTCTCTGCTAAAATTAAGCTCGCTCCTGACTCCTTTTGAGTCAGCCCAATTTGTAAGACATAGGAGAATTACTCCTCTAGATGGGAGTATCATATTGTAGTTATGTTCATTCCAGAAGGCTGCATTAGTTGGCATATTAAACACTTGGGCTACCATATGATAATGGACTATTGGAGAGTATATGGTGAGCTTGGCTCGCGTCAAAACAGAGACCGCATTTAAATGCTGCTGATAGCGCTCTTCTATGTTGTCGGAGTATGGACCGGCCATATACCAGTAACCATCTCCTGGAGTTGGTTCATTCATCTAGTTTTTCTCCTTTAACTTTGGTTGCGCGGTGTCGGCCCAGCAGTTTCCAGCTGGCCTCGTTGGTGTAGATGGAGCCGAGGAAGCCCAAACTCTTCTGCACTTCTGGATAGAGGGAATGGTGTAGAAGCATGGTATCTTCGCGCGCATTGCGCAGGTTGAAGCCCATGCGGATCAGATACTGCATGTCATACATGCCGTTCTGGAAGAGGAGGGGGCGGCCGCCCGTTAAGAGTTCATGAACGTAGAACCAGGCAACCATCTCTTCTTCTGGAGTGGGCCAGTAATTGCGGGTACCGTCTTTGGAGCGGAATGGGATTGTGAGAGCCGACGTAGGCGAGTCGGCGAAACTGATGCAGGTGATTAGAGAGCCTGCTGTTTCACAATCCACTCCAAGCGTGGCTGTGAGACTGTTTTGGGATTGGAGATACCACTCTTTTATTTCTGGAATGGTGGGGTTGATAAGTGCTTTTCTTAAAGGCCGGATGAGAGTCGGCGAAGCCGACTCTCTGACGGCCTTTAAGAAGTCGGCCATGCAGATGATACGCCACTCCCGTCTCCCACGTCCCGGCAATACGGCGGAGGGGTGATAGGTGGGAAGGATTTTTACTCCCGGAGCAACCCCTCCTGGCGAACCCACTGTCGCAGTGCCACGGACATTGCTAATGTCAGTTCTTCCAAGGAGGGCCCAGGTCGCAATAGCTCCAGCCGCCACGATACAGACTGGTCTGGCTTGTTCAATTTCGACTCGGAGACGGTCAAGCTCACCCAAATACTGCGGCCTGAGATAGGCAAGCCTCCCTCTTCCGAGTGGGGGAATTGGAGGATAGTCATCTGGAAGCTCCTTCTTTGAACAGAGGAGGAAGTCAAAGTCATTGTTTGGCGGACGGAGTGCGGCCACGTTGGTGAAGGCAATCCCCGCCTCCTTGGCCCACACGTTCCGCATTTGGTGCCATCCGGAGCGCCCAAGTGCAAAGCGGAAGTCAGCCGTATAACGGTTATTCGGGATGGTCTCGATCAGGATGCGGGATAGCTCGGCTCCGGCTACCCCGCAGAATGGGATG